CATAACTACGATCTACAGTCCATCCAATCTTTTCTAATATAAACGTCAAGGGATCCACGAAACTCTTATCAAACATTATATCATAGTTTATCATATGATGCAAGTCAAATTCTTTTGGTAATGTTGTCATAAAGGAAATAACATTAGACTGATATGGGTTAGGTGTTCTAATCTGAAGAAACTTTATCTTCTCACCCTCTTGTATAAGTGGATACTTATTTGTTAATTTCTCTCGTTGGAGAATATAATTATACACCAATGCCCCCTTAACGTGCATTGGAGTACCCTTTGAAAATATAGTCGATGAATTATAATATTCTTTCATATTATTACACGACCTCGGATAAGCAATACTCTCTGGACTCAACTTCATAAAATTTTCACGAAAGGATTGGATAAACGTATTCAATGTTTTCTCATCTTCATTAATAATTATCTTTAATGCAGATTTAATCATCTCTCTACATGGGGCTGGCGTTGATGACTTTACTGCCTCTATGCCCATAACCTTAATCTGTGGTTCTGCATATCGGACACCTTCACTATCATACACATTCAAAATATATCTTTTCTTTGCTGTCCAGATACCTTTGTCAGCTATAACTTCTCTTGCCATATCCATCTTCTGTTGATATGCCCCAACATACTCTGCCAACTCCTCATAACACTTGGTGATGTATGGTTCAATCTTTTCTTTAGCCACCTTATCTAAAAAGTCTACGGGATTCTTTGGGCTCACCTTAGAAACCAATTCGTCAAACCGAACATATATTGAATCTGTATCTGACGCTATGATATAATCTATCTCTGTAGTTTCTAAAAGTTTATTAAGATACTGATTAACCTTGTTTTCAATCCACCTTATTGCTAATTGTCCTGATGTAGTAACTGCTGTAGCCATACGTCTATCATAATATCTAAAATACTGATTACCGATTGCCCCATAAGCACTATTCAATGCTATCTTTCTAGCCATCTGAATATTATTATACTTCGATATCTCATTTAAATATCTTTTATCTTTCGTATCTTCAAACTTCTGTGTAGCTTCTAATGACCATTTCTTAAACTTAACACGATCATTATACATTGTCTCCATCATGTTCGGAAGAAATCCTTGAGCATCAGTTCTAAATCTTGCCCCATTCGGAGTTACCGTATGACCAGGTTCAGAAATAGATACCGTTTGATTTAACATTTTCTCTACAGACACTTCACCATTACCCTCAACTGCCAATGTTTCTGGTGAGATATTATACTGCATAATCAAATGTGGATACAGACTATTCAAGTCAAAAGACATCACCCAATTATGTAAACCAGTTTGAGGATCTTTTACATATGCACCCTCATACTTTTCATCTTTCTTAGATGGACTCTTTCTAGGTATAACTATATTTTTATCTTTGAGAAAATTATATATCAATACATCCCATACTCTGACTTGAGAATATACATCAACTAAATTTACTTTGGCCTCATAAGCTAGAGTCATACACAACTCAATAAGTTTCATCTTATCTTCTAACCTATCAACGAGTTCTACATCTTGAATATTATAATCAACAAATGATTTATAATCTTTCGTATACCATTCACGGAAAGTTTCATATGGGTTAGGATCTTTCTTCTCACCCAACTCTACCTCGGCTATGTAATCTAACCTATATGATTCTCGGTTCACATAAGTAAACTTTCTATACAGATCAAGATAATCAAGTATAGAAACACCCAAAATATTATACTTTTGTGATGCTTGACCATACTGTCCGTGTCTAACCGTATCCTCTTTAACAATACCCCACGGAGATAATTTTTTTAACTCCTTCTCACCCAACAATCTAGTAATTCTATTACATATATATGGGATATCAAAAAACTGGACGTTCCATCCAGTTATAACATCAGGTTGAGTTTTGTGCCAAAAATGTATAAACTTTTTTACCAAGTCTAATTCATTCTCACATTCAATATATCTCACCTTATCATTTTCATAAGGACCTATACCCCATACAATGATAGCTTTATTAGTATGATTCTTGACAGTAATGCACAATAGTTTTTCTTCAGCCTTTTGTGCATCTGGAAAACCATTCTCACTTTCCACTTCTATATCAAGTGTGATAAGCAATAGCTTACTCATATCCCACTCAATAAAATCAGGATACTTATCACCAATATAAACGTATTGAAAAGCATCTAAGCCGTGAACAAGATCAGGAGTACCCTGATGCATATTTAAAAAGTCTTTAGCGTCCCGTATAGATTTAAATCTAACAGGTTCTACATTTCTACCATCTAAAGTTTTCCATTTGGAACTCTTTTTAGATGGAACATATAGGGTGGGATTAAAATTTACCCTACGATTTACCCGCTTACCATTATCAAATTCACGAACTAAAAGTTGATTGCCATGTTGAATTACATTAATATAAAAATCGCTCATAGTTATAATTATAACACATTCTATCCTTTAAGTAAAGTCTTTGTATCAACTTTAACATCAGGCACTACTATGCCTGAACCGAATATCTGATTATAATTATTAGAGATATCTTTTACCACATCGGACATTACCACCAACCAATCTCTAGGAATTTCAAACTCACTTTGTTCACTAAAAGGCATCCAAGGAGCCATTCCCATCTGCATCTGTTGCCCCTGACCACCTACAGGCATGAGCATAGCTGGATTTTTAATGTGGATATACTCCGCACTCTCTTTAAGAACTTCACATATAACATCTTCACCAGACCTCAATCTCAATAATTTCAAATTCATAATCTACTCCACTTGTTTTTTACCAATATTATATTTTGTTTCCAAAATCCAATCATCCTTTTCTTTAAAGGACAACACTTTTATCTGAGATAGTGGAGCTTTATACTCACTATTTCCTATAATTTTTACTAAATCCCAATCCTCTAACAGCCCTGCAATAGTATTTCTTCTTTCTAAATCATTAATAGATATATTCGTTGGTTTACCATCTAAGGCAAACAACTCTTTAAAATGTACTATGAAATAACGACCTTGTTTGTGCAAGATATGACATGATTGGTATAACTTTCTCTCTTTGCGAGAGGCGACTCCAATGCGGGAGAGGGTTTCACGAACTTTAAGAAAGTCATCTGCTTCTTTAAGTTTCACCTCTAGCATCAAGTCAGGGGTCCACTGTAGCTCCTCCATGTTTTCCACCTCGATTTATTATTCTTTTTATATGTTCAATTTGTTCATCATCTAGTATGTCAAGGGCTTGCTTTGCTTTTTCATTACTATAGCCATAATATTCTTTAACATACTCAAGATTTTTAATCTTACTGGACCGTAACCATTTACTAAATCTCTTTTTTGGCCCTATACTATTTAGAAAAAACTGAAACTGTAGACGCTTATCAAGGTGGTGTAAGCGATTCATCTCATTCGCATACAAAACACAATCAATAAATGCAGACAGAGCCTTATTAATAATAAATGCTGGGTATCTTTTTTCCCAAAACTCATCACCACCCATCATTAAATCTTCCTTCTTATGATTTATGGCGTTCAAATAATCTTTTAACTCATACATAATTTTCTCTACTCTCCCACTTCATATTTTCATATCTTATTTCTGATTCTACATTACCCACTAACCAATTATGTTTCCACGGTATCCATCCTCGTCTTAAATGTTTTATAAAAGCATCTGGATGTGTGTACACCTTTACACCAGCTCTCTGCAATCTATATGACCAATGGTGGTCGGAAGCCCTTCCAACTTTATGTGTATGTAAAGGAAATCTTAAAAATAATTCTCTCTCTGCTATAGTCATAGCAAAGTTTGCCATGGCAGTTCGTATAACTTTATCTGTTGGTAAGGAATGCACCCATGACATAGTTTGCCATTCTGGATATTCATCCCTCACCGGCCCGGCAGGATCTTTAAATTCTGGAATCCACCCCAAACATACTGTACTAATTTTACTAAAACTTCCATCGTCTGCTAAATGCATATTCATCCAGCCGGTAAAAACATCATACTCTTTCATCTGTCCATACTTTAAAATAGTATCAGCTGATTTCTTACTCACCACACCATCATCACTCATAATAATATAATGACTATAATTTGTTTCCCTGATAAACTTATTCATCTCTGCCACAACCTGTGGCTCTGTGAAAGCACGAAACCATACCTTAGGAATATCTATATTTTGTTTAAGAGAATTAATAGACTCGTCTATATGACGAGGTTGCATAATCATTAAAACTGGATCAAAATCCATGTTCTTTTACTAGTTGTGTATATCTAGCAGTTTCTTCTATCAAATCATATTCATCTACATTAAATTTTTCTAATGCATACATATTAGTTTTCAATCGTCTGGCTGGATTGCCTATCCATGTTTGTCCTGGTTCAAGCTTGGTTTTCTTCGGCACCACACAACCCATACCTATCATAGAATAAGATCCTACTACTTGATGTTGATGTACCAGACACGATGTTCCACAATTACTCTGCTTCATCACATGAACCTTTCCAAGCATGATAGCATTTACACTCAACGTCACACCTTCTTCAATCACACAATCATGTGCAACGTATGAGCCTCTTAACATTATAACATTACTTCCTACATATGTCAAGGACATTGTACCGGCGTGAATAGTACTGTGTTCACGAAAGGTACAGTTATCACCAATCTCTGTTCTCCCATCTTTATGCCAATAAGTAGTATGTTCTGGTCGTGTACCAATGGAACAAAAACCTTCAAATCTATTGTTATTTCCTATAGTTAATTCACCAGTAAAATAACAATAAGGACCTATATAATTATTGTCACCCATCTTCACACAATCATCTATGATTGCGGTGGGATGTATAGTATTCAAAACCAATTCTCCTGAACCCAACGCTGTCGAGCTATATTATGTGGTTTAGGCCAACCATGAAAGTAAATAATACTTGACTGTTCTATTAACTTTAATCTACGATCATAAGTATCGTGCATTGGACCCTCCAATTTATCAATTGGAAGCTCACTTTGCTTAACATGAATTTTATAACTTAATATTCTATTAGGAAATACTTTATCTATACAAGGACTATCACCATAATATTTTCTCATCAACACCATCTCAGAAGGAGCTGGTGGTGCATTTTCAAAAACCAATTTACTATCTGGTATTAACTTAGCTTCATTACCTTCCCACATACCCCAAAATTCTTCACAAAATTCTGGCGTACTCAAGGTAATAGCATTGCAAATCTGATCAGTATACATAGGGTCAGTACAGACAGCTAATTTGGAAACTTGTGCCTGTAAAATATCATCTACAGGACCAGTAATAATAGTATCTAATCCTACAGTAAGACGTATACCTTCACATATTTCTGGACGATACATCTCCATAAGACTCATCCATCCATACTGATCTACTGACCTTTTAAATCGTACAGGCTTAATATCTTCTTGGAAGATATAATTCTTATCAACTAAACAAATAAACTCAAAAGGTATAGTTAAATTTCTTTCAAATCCACGATAGAGTTTTTCTACATACTCAGTATCATAAACTCCAGTAGTATGAGGTACCCCTGTCATGCGACCATCAAACAGGGCTGTTACTATTGTTATGTCAGGCTTATATGCCTCACGACTTCCCCATTCTTTCTTTTCCATATCTAAATTTAGATGCGGCAACATTACTAGGTCCTATTAACCATCCTGGTGCAAGGGGAATAGACACTCCCCGTGTCGTACTATCTTCCACAGATAATTCCAATAACCTATACTCGTCCCACTCTAACTCCTCTAATTCGTCCTTAGTTATATAGATATACTTCTGGCCATCTTGTACATATATATTCATAACTGATACATAGTATACTTAATAGTTAATTCTTCTCCAGATTTAATATCTCTTACAGCCTTTAACCACATCACTCCAACTTCTTCATGTAATATTTTTTCACAATTAGGATTATCACTGTGATTAATAAAACCACCCAGAGGTGTTCTCATCCATCCATCAGGAAAATAATCTTGCTTCACCCAGCCAATTCCTAATATACTCTCTCGTATATCTGTTGTTGCAAATAATCCAAGGCCTTGAATATTGGACTTCTTTATTGTTAAGGTGTCCGGTAATGGTTTATAATTCATATCCTTAAATTCATCATTTTATTAAATTCGTTTTTGTAATCATCAGTACTCATTAAAACAGAAAAATAATTTTCTCTTATTTCTTTTAATAAGGTATCATATCCTTCTCTTAATGTTAAACACTTAGTCTTAAATTCTTCAAACGAATTTACCCTTTGCCAATCCAAAATTCTATATGTATTATTGATATCATATTCTCCCCATACAAAAGGAATTAATCCAACTGCTAAAGATTCAACATACCTTGAAGTAGTAGCCGTTGGGTCTTTCCAATTGAAACAAACCGTACACCGTGCATCTTTTAATATCGCAAAAAGTTTATTCCAATCCCTCACCCATCTATAATCTCTAATGACTCCACTAGGAAAACCACCAATCAAAATTTGAGTTAAGTCTTTGTCTTTATATAATTTACGAATAAATTTTTGCCGATCATTTGCATCCGTTTTCATTCTACCCCAATAAGCAAAATCATTTTTAGGCACACAAGAATCAGTTAGAAAGTTATGCATTTTAGAAACAAAATGATATCTCAATCCGTGAATATTTCCTGAAAAATCTATCTCATCTATAGTTGTAAATGATGCAATATTAACTCCTTTAAAAGTTTCATTTCTGTATAACTCTTCCGTATCTGCTCTATCGGAACGAAGCATAATTATATGCTTACCCTCTATGTAGGGTTTCAATTCTTCCATATACTTTTGAGAAGTTTCTAAATCTTTTGGATTCATTTGAAGCTCACCATGATATCTGAATTCAGCTTCACTTGGTATTATCCAATAGTCAGATTCCTGTAAGGTTCTCTTGGGTTTTTGTTTTGCATCAAACGACATATTGTAAGTTTGAAATTCCAAGTCAGGCCTTGTTTCCATCCAATTAACCAAACAATAAAAGTATGGGTCTAAAGTGTGATTATTGAAACCAGTATATGTTACATTGGATCTCAATCTTGCAATTGTAACTTTCATAAATTACCAGCTACATTCCAAAACAGATTAATTTTTGTACTATCATAATTTTCCAACATGGGTTTCCAAACTTTAGCATCATATTCTTTCGCAGATGGAAACGGTGGTAGTTCTTCATCTTTACAAGCCTGGTCAAATTTATATTTCACCGGATGAATAGTAGCCTTTCCAGCCTCATGCTGATCCATAGCATGCCCAGTTTGAACACAATGGAACTTAGCATCAGGCCAAGCTAATTGAAGTCCTCTAGATATAGTACCACTAGAACCAACTGTCCAAACCACTTCTGGTTTCACATCTAACTTTCTAGCAATTTTTATAATAGCTCCAAAACAAGTATCATGTTCTAAACCAATTGGTACATTCATCCTTTCAGTAGGCTTCTCCTCAACATACCATCTAGCATGGGCTTTAGTAACACTCAACATACCCATTTTAACCCATTTGATAATACCACCATACTCCATATATTTTTCTTGATGTTCTGTTGGAACTTTTCTAGCAGCATAAAACGATACGGCAGTCTTGCCGTATTTCCTACAAAGATATGCTAAACTAATATTTCCCCAACCAACTTTATTAGAACCACCATATACAAATTCTTTAACGGGTGTGTCTTTAATCAGTTTATCAGCAAATCGAACTTTAGAACCACCTTCTAATAGGTCATCTCTTACAACATAGATACCATTATGTTTTTCTACAACTGGTGCTGGATTTGGGTCTTCCCAATCTCTAACTAAATCTAGAAAATAATCTGAACCGAATAAACTCATACTTTCTACCAATCTTTCATCTTATCCCCCCTCAATAGGAGGCATAATAACTACTTCGTCACCTTCATTTATTGGTTGAAACCATGCATCAGCATACATCGTACCATTAATAGCTACATTACTATTATCCCAACCATAATTAGGAAAACTATTATCTAAAGCTTTAAGTAACTGCTTGATATTAGTTGGTCCATATATCTCAACTTCTTTTTTGCCTGTTAAGGTGGCAAATTCACCTGTTAATTTTACTTTCATTTCTTAAATATAAAGATGGGTTCCCTTTTAGCAATCCCCTTCTGTGATGACAAATATAAATACCATGTGTCTATATGTTTAAAGTGTAACATTCTTGCTAGTCTCAAAGTTTCTTCTTCAAAGTTTTTAATTCGTTTTGTGTTGGCTACATTCAATGCCAAGATACCACCAGGCTTCAAACCATAGTGACACCGATCTATAGTGTTCATTAAGAAACCATTAAGCCATTCTTCTCTGGTCGGGTATTTAATATATGATTGAGTATCTTCATCAGAATATTTTTCCCAATCATAATAAGGTGGTGATGTAAAACATAAATCAACTTCACAATACGGTGGCCAGAAATCTTCACTACCTACCTTATGTAATTCTATAGTTTTATTTTTACTACCCCAATCTTCTTTGATTTGTTCTAAGCCTTCAAATGTTTTAGTACATGGATCTGTTCCAATGTAATTCACATTAGCAGCCATCGCACCCAAAAGACGACCACCATAACCACAACTCATATCCCATGTTACACCCGCCTTACCACCCACTAACGGAGAGTCTTTATCCATAAACTTATCGTATATGGTAGCCGCAGCAGTCGGTCTATAATTAGATACTATTTGTGTGTTAGAAAACCTCCTCATCAAAGAACGAATATCTGATATACCTACAGTATGATATTCTCTTTTATCCCAAAATATACCACTGAGAATTTTTCTAATACCCTTCTTAAAAGCTTCTTCATCTTCCCACACACTCATGGGAGTTCTCATCCATCCACACTTTACCTCAAAGCTATGAGGCATATAACTCCACGCTAAAGATAAGCCATGTGGAGATTGACCAATCACTTTATCTTTCGGTTTAAACATAGTAGACCTATCAAAGCCTACTAGTTTATTAAATTCATGTTGGCGCCATTTATAATCAGTAGAATAATATGGAAAGCCCTTTGCATACCACTCATCATATACAGCATCCACAGCTTCGTCTGTTACTTGAACTTGCATTGTGCCATTATCTCTGTCAAACAAGCCAATAGATTAACTTCTTGATCTGCCACAAACGCAGACTTATATTGATACTCACCCAATAAAATAACTGCGTTTGGTATAGAATCTAGTTTCATATATTCATATAACTTTTCATAAATCTTTCTGAATACTTTTACTGGATCATTATCTATATTATCCACGACCCACTTCCGCATTTTTGTAAATTCTTTATTCTTTAAATGATTCATCAATTCTGTTAAATTAACTTCAGCTATATTTACTAAAACACCAGAATCAATTGTTCCACTAACACTATATCTCTGCAACTCATTCAACACTCTCCGCCAATCTGGAAAATGTTTCATTATCAATTCTGCTACTACAGGTTCTTCATAGCCAATCTTTTCTGCTTTAAGAATCTGATCAACTCTTTCCATAAATTGCTCAGCCAGCATTATCCTATTACCATTAATCTTAAATTCTATCACCGAACACCTAGAATGTAATGGCTCAATGATTCTGTTTTTAAAATTACAGGTAAAAATAAACCGACAGTTACGATGGAATTCTTCTATGAATCCTCGTAATGCCGGTTGAGTAGATTGTGGATTTAGATAATCAGCCTCATCAAGAATGACTACCTTACTACCACTTTGGAGAGAAACAGTAGATGCAAACTGTTTAATTTTATTTCTTAAAACATCAATGCCAGATTCTTCACTACCATTGATAAGAATATAATCGGCGTGGAGTTCTTCACACAGAGCTCTTGCTACTGTAGTTTTACCTACGCCTGAACCGCCAGACAAAAGAAGATTTGGAATATCCTTCTGACCAACAAATTCTATAAATGTATTTTTGATTGATTCAGGAAGAATACAATCAGTTATCGTTCGTGGTCGATATTTCTCTACCCACAGGAATGTTTCCTTCATCATAATATTGTGTCACTCCACACCAAGGACAAAACCACCTTTGTCGTTTCATCACAGTTTCACTTGCAATACTCCACCACCCTTTACAATCCTTACAACTAAAATGATGGAGTATTTCTATACTACTCGCCACTAGTTGCTTCGAGAGCAATCCAATATTCAATCTGTTTTGTTTGATGGGTCCAATGACTAACATTCTTATCTGAAGCAACAGACAAATCATAATCACCAGCCATCATTTTCAAGTTATCAATTTTGAAATGGAAGTTTGCCGGAAAGTCAATTGGATCCAACTCAACTTTATACTCATGTGAAGTTGTATTTTTCAGATCAGTAGCTACCAATACACCAACATTATCTTCATTGCGAATGACAACATCAGGGAGCTGTAAAATAGAACACGCCTTAGTAACATCACTCAATGTGGTGTGGCTAATACGAAATGTACAATCAGTTTCGGGTGGATTAAACCCTTCTGGAATTGTTACCAGAATAGACGAATCAGAAAAGAAATACTTTACTGTCGATTTACCATTCTTTACCCGAACAAAATTTTCATCGAAATTCAAATCAGCATCTTTCGACAAACTCATCACACCCAAGAACTCATTAAGATCATAGATACCAAACTGCTGATCAAAAGATTCCTCTATCTTCGCCCGCCCTATGATGTTCTTCATAGTTGACATTGTGTGTAAAGTATCTCCCTCCTTCACCAGAATATTCTGGTTAATATTAGAAAAATTCTTTAACACAGTTACTGTGTTTTCACTTAACTTCATCTTCACTCTCCGTATCATGTATATGTAACATGATTATTCCATAATGTAAAATCTTCATAAGATCGGCTCTACTCTTTCCGTTCTTACGCCCATACCGTTGGGCATACTTTAAGATATTACCCATACAAAATCCCTCACCGTGGCCACTATCTTCTATGAACTGTGTAGCCTGATACTTACGTTTTGCATAATGCTGATTGTAAGTACCATCCACATACTTCTGCAAGTCACGAATAACTTTATCTTCACTGAACGCATAATTTATTTTTGACATACTATATTATCTCACACTTTACACCATTTGTCAAGTAAAAGTGGGGCGGAGTTTCACCGCCCCATAAAAAGATTAGATAATCTTTACTAATCTAGGCTTCTTCTCCTCAGGCACAACGTGCTCAAGGTGAATCAGCAACATACCATTCTCCATCTTGGCGTCCTTCACTACCACATCATCAGCTATAGTCCAACTGCGACTAAACTGACGATGGGAAATGCCGT